TTAGATAGCTTTAGTAAAGAAATTTACAAACCATCTGAGATGCTTACAGACGAAGAGTTAAAACTATTACTTGAGACTGTAGGATTCGAAGGAGTAGGCCTTAAAAAAGCTTGGTCCATAGCAAAGCGTGAATCTAATGGAAGACCGCTTGCATATAACGGGAATAGGAATACAGGAGATAATTCTTACGGATTATTTCAGATAAATATGATTGGAAATCTTGGTCCAACAAGACTTGAGAAATTTGATCTACAGAGTAACAAAGAGTTATTCGACCCAGTAACAAACGCAGAGATAACGTACTATATGACCAATGGCGGTAGTGATTGGTCGGCTTGGAAGGGCATGACCCCAAGAGCTAAGGAATTTTATTTAAAATTTCCGACAAAGTAAAGGAGATGGGATGAAGGTACAGTATGTATCGGCCTACATCTCCATGTCAGAAGAAGGATTGGTTGAAAAGCTTTTATGCCCAGTAGACCAATCCATTCTTTTTTCAAATCAAAACCTTTTAGATGAGATATACTTATACTGCTTAGAATGTGATTATACTAAAAATATTGGAATTTCTACATATGAGGAAATAGTTAAGGAGGTTGAAAAAAATGCAAAAATGTGATTCGGTTTCCTGTACATGTGGTACAGAATCAAAACCTATGCAGATAACGGACAACATAGGCAGAGAAATTTTTTGGGAAGACCTAGGAAGACCAAATGAGTGACGAACAAGTAAATTTAGAAGACAATCTACCAATGGTTAATTATATAATGTTACACAGAATATATGACGTGTTGACTCTTATTTCTAGCAAAATGGTGGGTAGTGAAAGTACTGAAAAAATGGTAGAATATCATAAACAGGGTTATCTATTAGGACCTGACCCTTCATACACTCCAGGAGAAGAAAATGAATAAAGACAGAGATTCAGTAATTGAATTAATGGTAAATGTATATCAAAATGGAAATACAATGATGTGCTTGCAGTCAGGGATGTCTGCCGAAGACACAACAGAAAAGGTTTCACAAAGTAGGCCAGCAGTTCAATATCTTATGGCTGCAATTTTTGACAAACTAGACGAGAACGATATATTAGTTGAAGAATAAGTGATATAATTTATATATGGCACCTAAACACTTTCAATCAGTAATGATGAGTCCATATTTTAGAATGGATAATCAAAAGCCGTCAAAGTGTAAATGTTTAGAGTGCAAAATAGAAAATTTATTCATTAAATTCTTTAACAAAAATAGAACTAAATAATATTACGTAAGTTGAGCTAAAACTCCTTACGTATGCACGTAAGTGCTAAGACCCATTCGGATCCGCCTCTGAATGGGTTTCTTACTTTTAGCTATAAGTTGTTTTTAAATACTCTCTATCGAATATAAATCCAGTTGTCATGTATCTGATCCCATTTGTTACTTTTGTAACTCCATGCATATAGTCTTCTGTTCCAGGGTGACATACAAGCATCTTAGCCTTTGGCTTAATAACTATACCTTTATTTACATAGCTTATTTCTCCGCCATCGTAATCATCATTATAATATATTACGTATCCCTTTCTTACATGCTCGCTATTACCATGCTTTCCAGTATCTGCGTGTGGGGACAAAGACCAGTCTGTTATATTTAAAGGATCGTCAAACATTCGCTGTAAGACCTTTTGTGCATTTACTTGCTCATCATCAGTATCAAATTCTTTTTCAACTCTTTTAAGAATTTCGCTTAATGTTTTTTGAGAATCATCCGAAATGATGTTTTTGTTTTTGCCGTCCCAGTATTTTGCCGTCTCTGACATATCGCTAGATTCATGATCAGCTCTGTGCCAATTTTCTTCATGCTTTAAATCTCTTGTAAGTATACTGACTTCCTGATCAGTTAAAAAATCTTCTATAATGCATATATCTTCTATATAGTATTTATTCATTAGTTAAACCAGTTGACTATAATATATTTATCTTCATTCATTGATTTTAGCCCTTCATGTACGTTTTTTTCATCATTGCTTTTAAACAAAACTACTGTGCCAGCTGATGGCTTGATAAGTAAATCTTTGGCTCTAAAGTATGTCTCTCCGCCTTCTGCAATGGTATTTAAGTATAATATTAAAGATATTTTTCTTTGTGTAGTTTCTGAGTAGTCTGAGTGCTCTGCAAAAAATCCAGATCCAGCTTTATATTTAATTATTCTATAATTCTCTTGGCTAGATATTTCTATTCCATTGTTCTTTGCATACTCTTCTACAATAGCCTGGAGTTGTCGTTTAGTTTTTAACCAGTTTGGCATATCGTCTTGCATTCTCATGCCTTGACTATTTCTATGCTGAGCGTTTACGACAACGTTTGCGTTTCCATATGCGTCTTCTTCTACTACATCGTTAGCCTTCCATCCGCAATGATCTTGCAGAGAAGACCAGATTACATCTGTTCCTTGTATTATGTTATCTAGAACTAATATAGATGATTCAGTGCTATTTGTCATACATTAATCTTATCATTATTAATTTTCGCCTTGTATAGTGAAGTGCGAAAAGTGCGGCGGTAGAAGAGACCATTTGTAGTCTTTAGAAATGCTCCAAGGGCCATATGAGACGTTTTCATGATATATCCTACCTCCTGTATCAAATATTGTTATATCGGTAGCTAATGCCGTTTTTCTTGGCATATTCAATTGCCCAAGTTATAGCTTCTTTACTATAATCTTCTCGAATGCGTGTAATTCGGACATAACGCTCAAATGGGTCAAGTTTTGTGAAGATATCTAGAATTAATCCAGATTGCTCTGGCTTTACATAATCTGGGCAATCATCTATGCTGAGCCAAATGCACTGAAATGACCTACATGGCTCAGTTGGTCTAGTTTCATATACTGTGCATCCTTTATCTAAGAAAAAGCAGGGAACTCCAGGAGAAAGCACTATATCCTGTGGGAGACCAAAGTCATTTCCCTTAATTATTCCATGTAGGCTACCTTCACAACATGCAGTACATGTTCCACACTCTTTAGACATTTTGAACAAACCACCCAGCTAGAGTATATCTTTTCCCGCTTCGAATTTCTTCAACTCGATGTGGATATTCTCTTCCACCTGAAGGGAATATAACCATGCTACCAGAATCTGGGTATAACTCAAATTGCTGAGAAGGAAAAATTATCTGTCCTCCTGTAAAATCAGAGCTAAAGTACATTACAAATGAAAAAATAATATCTTCGTATCCTTCATGCGAATCGATATGTAATCCAGATTTGGATCCACTTTCCCATAATGTGAGATATGCTTCTGTAAGCTTTACATCTGGAATATATCCGTATTCTTCTTTTATAATGGGTTTGATCCTATTGGATATCATAGATACAAATTTTTCAGCTCCCGCCGATTTTAAAATTTTTATTTCAGGGTTATGTACATATTTTTCTAATTGACCATTATTGATTAAGTTTATTGCATATTGACATTCTTCTTCTGACACAAAGTTTTCATAAGTTTTAATTCTATGAGTCATGTATATCCTAGTCAACTGCTTTTATATAGTAGGGATACTGGGATTTGAACCCAGAATCTATTGCATATAAGACAAGTGCTTTAACCATTAAGCTATATCCCCTAGGGACTAGCCTATTATCTGGTATACAATTCCAATGATAAAAGTTATTACTGTTACCACCGCCACTGCAAATATTGTCTTCATGTATCTATTGTACTCTATATTCTAGTCAACTGCAATATATTTATTCTTATGAATATCTCCATGGCATATTTGAATTTTATCCTTTGACTTGCCATCTAAACAGCTTTGATCTTTTTTATGCTCCATGTCATAATAAACAATAGACTTAGATACCCTATCATTATATTTGATAAGTGTATTCGAAAATGTTAGTGGCTCAGTTATATGATGATGGCCCATTTCATTCATTCCCACCCCATTTGGATATGCCGTTTTAAAATTTAGATTTATGGTATCCAATAAGTCATACAATATTTTATTTTTTGCAGAAGATCCAAAATGAGAATTGCTTATTAGCTCTTCTGTAAATCTATTACATGGTACATGCTCTGTCTCCACATATTCCCAGGTTTCCATATGACCAGGACATTTCCAGTACCCCCCAGATGTCATAGATATAAATTCTTGATCTGCGTATATATCTAATGGCTGAATACAGACTGAGTCTAGATCTGCATAAAATCCACCATACTCAGATAAAACTATATATCTCCATACGTCTGTTTTAAAAACAATTCCTGGGATTGTGTCATATATATACAGTAGGTCTGGTCTGAGTAGCTCTATCTGGATTCTTCTTTCCGCCGCATTTACATACTTGTATTTGTACCTAGGATTTTTATCTATCCAGGTCTTTGCGTTTAAGTTGTATGGGTAAGGAAGATCTTCAAAATCATATTCATGTGTCTGCCATATAATTTTAGGAATCATGTATTAATTATATCAGTTTATTCTAGTTGACTATTATTTTGAATATAGTAAAATGTTAATAGAATATTTTTTTGGTTGTATCACTTGATCTTAGGTCTTAGGTCTTACTATATATTTAATATTTATTATTTATTGATTTACTGACCCCCCGACCCCCCTAGAAAAATTATACTATTTCTATTTTCGATGTCAACACTTTCAGATCTACAAAAATGTTAATATAGATTTTTCTTGTATGATACACATATCTGAGAGAAACGGACATTTAG